TGGATAAAATTATATCCAAGAGAATGATCACCGCGAGCGAGTCGAACGAGATTTATCTCCCGATCTATGCTCATACTGCCAATCCCGCTAAGCGTTCTTTTGGCATAACCGAGAATGGAACCTCAGGTTCCTTTCGTCGGGATGAACTGGTGCCATACAACTTAAAGTATGTATTGCGCCATCCAGCGTTTCATGATCTATATAAAATAGATCCTGACCGCTTTCTGACCTTAGCCTTCACTGGTGTGAAGACTAAAGGCAGCACGCTAGATATGGATACTGAGTATCCTGAACTAGAACCATTCCCCTTAGGGGAAATAGTGTGTATACCAGAGCCGGGTCATAAGATCCGGGTGGTATGCCAACCGCACCTAATCTGGAATAGCTTAGCTTTTCCATTAGGCAGACGTCTCAAAGAGATTAATTCTCAATGGGCGGTTCAAGGAGTTGATTCACACGAAAAGTGTGTCTCATTCCTACGTGAGAAACTTATAAGTAATAAACTTATAAGTCCTCGGGCAAGGTGCACATTCTATTCAATAGACATGCGCAACTTTACTGATCGCCTCCCTTATAAGGGATTGCAGGATCAGGTGCTAATGGGACTCGTTAAACGAGGTTTCATTAGAGAATTCGACAAGATCCTAATGGATAGGATCTTCGAATCGGATTATCAGCACCCCTTTCAAAAGGGAATGTCGATAAGATACGGAGTGGGTACCCCTCAGGGGACTTATCCGTCGTTCCCATTGTGTTCTTTAACCAATGGGGTTCTTCTGTACTTGGCCACATTGAAGGCTCAAGGTTGGAAGGTATCAGAGAAGATTCATCTTAGAAAAGATGATCTTCCTGGCAGGATAATCGGTGATGACACCGTTATCTGGGATGATATAGTTGCACTTAAGTACAACGACATCATGAAAGAACTTGGAGTTGAAATATCAACCACCAAGTCTCTGTCATCTCAATCTATGATTGAGATGTGCTCTAAAGTCATACACCCTTATGAGGTGTATCTTCAAAAGAAGATGAAGACGATAGATACTCTGAGCTCGGTCGTTAGTAATTATAATTACTACGGTTCCGATTTACAAGATTTACTCCCTGAGGGAGAAGAGATCTTGGATGTCCTACGTAAGATTCCCAAACCTTATGGTTTGGGTAGGGAAATCACCGACTTAGTCGGGTCACCCGAACTTACAACATATGAGCAGGTCTTTCTGGCCTTGCATATGTATGGATCGCTTGACGAAGGTCGTCCACAGCCCCTCTTAAAGAGAGGTGAGTGGGCCTTAATCAGACGGCGTAAACAGTTACTCCCACCCATTCAAATGGGTGAGGTTGACTGCGAAGTGAGTAGTTTCAATCAGACCACTACGGTACTGTTGGAATCTCTTCACCAGAGCCTTGACAGAGCCTTTAAAAGGTTAATCAAGGAATGCGAGCTTACAACTAAGTTGGAACTCGCGGCAAGCGTTATATCACTTTCTAAAGTGATACTCGCTTTTCAGGACAAGTTTTCCCTCAAAGGGAAAACCCCTCCCAGGGAGTCAGGGCTAATGCCTCCTGAATCCCGCGACCGAATTCCCGAACTAATCGGGTGTATCGATCGACAGTCCAAGGCAGCTATTAAATAACTAACCAAGGATAACTAATGAACACATTCAACTATAAGATGAATGACATTCACGAATTCGATGTAGACTCTATAGAGTCTGCAAGAATTATCGCTCTGTTGATTATTGTTGAAAATAATCATCCAGGGTACCTAAAGCATGTCCTAAGGACAGCAGCTTTAGCACTCGGTGACTGGAGGTTAACCTCTAGTGCATCGGATCCGAAAGAGTCTTTAAGACTCCAACAAGAATTGGATTCGTTCCTAAACGGTACTCAGTGCCGCGGAACGCCCATAAATCATTAACCTAAGAAAGGATAACGACTATGACGAACATTGAAGATAAGCTTAAAAGCCTAGACAATGTCACCCGGACAGCTAGCAATATTGCTAGTGAACCCGGTCTGCAAATGAAGCGATTAAAATCGAAATTAATCGCTACAGAGCGTGAGAGAGACGATCTAAAACGTCGTCTCGGTCAACAAGACTCTTCTCAGAAGGTCCGTGTTGTCACCAAGGAAGACCAACTTCAGTTGGAATTCTTTGTCAATAGGGAAGGACGAACTTTTACGTCCCTAACTACCGTGTCAGCTAATCCCCTCTTTAAAGAGGTGGAATCGCTGTTGCAACCGACGATTGCTTTATGCAACGCGTTGCTCTCGGGGAAGGATGTCTTAGACAGACGACCCCGCATGAAGGTTGACGCTAATGGTTTCAAGACCAAGGAGCGTGAACTGGACGAGAACAACAG